CATAACTTAACTGGTGCTGCAATCAATAAAGGAGACGCAGTCTATATCTCTGGGACCGCACACGGTAAACACCCACAGGTGTCCCTTGCACGTGCAAATGTTTCGACAACAGGTAATCCAACAGGTCTTGCGACTATGGATATTCCTGACGGTGCTCACGGTTGGGTGACTCGATATGGTATAGTCCGTGATGTAAACACTGGTGATTTTGCTGCTGGGTCAACTTTATATTTGTCTGCTGATTCCGCTGGTAAGTGGACATCTACTGAAGTCACTGTTGATACTGGTTATCCATTTCATATTGGTATAGTTTTAACCTCTGATTCAACTGCCGGAACAATTCTTGTAGATGGGTTTAGTGAACACTACGAATATCTGCGTATCGAAGACAGACTGAAAGTCTCAGGTAGACTTGAAGCTGACTCTGCGTCACTTCTGAATGTGCAGTTTGACACCACAAGGTTTGATTCACACCAACCATATAGTGAAGGTCTCTTATTCTACGATAACAAACACAAAACGTTAAACTATTTTGACGATATTACGGATATGAATCACGAGATTGGTATCCAAGAACACCAACGTGTGTGGAATAACACTGGTTCGACAATTAAGAAAGGACAACCACTATACTTTAGTGGCAACTATACTTCAGGTACTATTGATGTTCCTACGGTTGGTCTTGCAGACGCAACAGACGTAAACGCATATAACGCTCAAGGTATTGCCGCTCAAGATATTCCAAACAACTCTTATGGTCACTGTTTGATTGCTGGTCAATTGACCGAAGTTAATACAACAGGTCTGTCAGACGGTACAAACTTCTTCGTGGGTCTTGGTCCTGGATTAACTCAGAACGCATCTCCGACATATCCAAACTACCCTATGTGTTTGGGTTGGGTTGTTAAGACTGGTGATTCAGATAATGGTATCTTACTTGTCAATCAACAGAACCATTCAGTTAACTCATTCCGTGTAAGAACTTCTGCACACATTGGTACAGACTTACAGGTTGACGGTAACTTAACTATTTTAGGCAGTACGACTACTGTAGGTACATCTAACGTAACTCAGGGTGCACCGTTCTATCGATTGAACGAAGGTGATGCGATTGGTGAAGCAGGAACAGTCTTCACTGGTACTGGACTTGACGATGCATTCTTTGCAGGACACTTTACAGGAACTACGCCTACTACATACTATGTTCGTATTGATGGTGTGGGGACAGGGCCAAGCGGTGTTGACACATTTGAGTGGGATACTGACAGTGCGTTTGGTTCCCCCGAAGCAACAAAGGTTCCTATCACTGGAAGTCCACAACTCATTCATTCTGCTGATAATATATCAGTTGAGTTTGGGGCGACCACAGGTCACGATTCAGGTGATACATGGGAAGGTACTGCATCTCCCGTAAACGTAGATACTGGTTTCTTCACAAACCGAAACACTGGTACAAGTGGTGTTGGTTATACTCATATGGGCATCTTCTTTGATGTCACCGATGAAAAATGGAAACTAGTAGACGAATATGATTCAACTCCAGCAGGTACAATCAACGTTAGTGATCCTTCATTCAGTCTTGCAACTCTAGTTGCCGATACATTCGAAGGTAACTTAATTGGTGATGTAACAGGTAAAGCACTTACAGCAAATGCTCTTGATTCGGGACAAGATTTCTCAATCACAGGCGACATTACCGCTGCGGCTATAACCTTTGATGGAACAAGTGGTGTTGCACTGAATGCCTCAATCACCGCCGGTTCTATTGTCAATGCAGACATCAATGCAACTGCTGCGATTGCGGATACAAAACTCGCAACGATATCGACTACAGGTAAAGTTCAGAATAGTGCAACAACTGCAACCGACTCGAACACTGGTTCTACGATTGTTGCCCGTGACGTATCTGGCAACTTCTCTGCTGGAACAATTACTGCTACCCTAACAGGTACTGCTTCAAATGCTAGTCAATTGAACAGTCAATCGCCAAGTTACTACCGCATAGATGTTTATGACAGGAACGGCACTCTCTTGAATTGATATACATATTATATTATGAAACCCCTTATAATATGTGCTCTTCCTCGATCAAGAACCTTCTGGTTGCACAAATATTTTGCTTGCTACGAAAATATTGATTCTCACCACGAGTTGACCGCAAAGGTCGATTCTGTTCAACAATTCTTCGACTCTTTATACCCTCCAGGAAAACAGTTTATTAATGTAGACGCATTCTCTGTTATGACCTTTCCTTGGGAAATAAAAGAAGTAGCAAATTTGGTGTTTATAAAAAAAGATATTTCTCGCTGCGTTGAATCAACTTTAGAAGTTTTTTCAGAAGATCACTGGGTCCATCAGAAGGGGTTTAACTACTTGTACACTTGGTATGAAGATATGTATGAACAGTATATGGATAATGCAGATATTGTGATTGAATATAAAGACTTAGACCATGATCTGGAACTCCTTCATGAGTTTACAGTTGAAAAGTATAATAAAGAAATTCACAAAAGAATGATAGATAAAGTGTTAAATGTGGAAAAGCAATATATTTCTTTTGAAAAATTCTTTATCTGGCAACGATGAGTATAGAATACACGCATCGCGAAAAAGATGTTACTCTCTACGATTTCATAGAGAAAACAGGACAAAAAAAGTGGTTTAGCAAATCTTCTCCTATCTTCTATCATGGTATAGAATATGACGGAATATTGGGTGTTGCCACGGTCGAACTAGAGAGAGTGCAGCACAAAGGTTTGGAGTGGGTTCCTCTATGTATGATTGTAGACCCTAAAGTTTTTAGAAAAGAAATTCTGAGAAAGTATCCAAAAAGAATTATCCACAAAACAAGAATAATAAGTACATACAAAATAGGACACCAATTGTTTGAGGTAGAAGATATATCTGGCGGTGCTTTCACTATAACTCCTTCTGACAATACAATAGCACTAAAACACATGAGCGAGTGGCTAGACCCGTACAACAGAATACAAAAAACAGAGCATAAAAACGCTGAAGGCAACAGTTTGTTTCGTTGGCATTTTTCTAGAGAAGATTGGTATTCCGGCATACTTCAAAAGCAAGCGCAAGAAGCGATAGAGGAATTGTAATGATCGGCGATCTTACTTTTGATCACGGAGAGTGGAATGATGAGGTTTATTCTTGGGTAAAATCTCAAGGATGGACACACTGGGATACCGCAAAGAGATATTCTGCCATGCGTTGGAACACTCATATCCTGTTTCTTTTGATACATAATGATTACACTAAAGATTATTTTAAAAAAGGAGAAACTTGGGTAGAGGTTAGTACACTCGCAGACTACTCTTTTCTTAAACGCGGTGCATTTAAATCCCTAGACAAAAAACAGAGAAAGATGGTTAGGGACTTTGGAATATACAAAGCAGGCACGTATATTTTCGACACCCTTGGATTGGACGGACTTTATGGTGTTATAGAGGAAGATAATGGAACCGTTCATAAAATAACTGACAGAATAAATGGCATTAAAAAAGTCAAGATTGATAAAACAACGTCAGATGGGGTACAACTATATCACTGGCAGTTCCCTCGTTCTGATTGGGAAGAAAGTTTCATACAAAACAGGGCATTAACAGCAGCGTTGGATATTTAAAAGTATAAATAGATGTAAATGCTTTTAGGGAAAAAACAATGGCAGTCATTACCACAAGACAAGGACTAATCGACTACTGTCTCCGTCGCCTTGGTGACCCAGTTATAGAGATAAATGTCGATGAAGATCAAATTGAAGATAAAGTCGACGACGCACTACAAGTGTATCAAGAGTTTCATCATGATGCCACTATTCGAGTTTACTATGAGCATCAACTAACCGCTGATGACATAACAAACAAGTACATCACTCTGCCTACAAACATCTTGTATGTCACTAAGATGTTTCCTATCTCAAGTACAATTATCAACAGTTCTAACTTCTTTTCCTTTAATTATCAGTTCGCTATGAGCGACTACCATCATTTGTCTGACGTTGGTGCTAGTGGTTTGTCGTACTATGAGCAATGCGACAGTATATGGAATTGATTGATATGAAAGTAAACGGACTGCCTTTGATAACTTTTTCTAGAAAACAAAACCGTTTATATATTCACAGCGACATTGAGGACGGAGTGTTAACTTCTGGTAGTTATATCGCTTTAGAAGTTTATCAAACTGTAGACCCAACAGCACATACTTCAGTATTCAATGATATGTTCATGAAAGACTATACCACTGCCCTAATTAAAGAGCAGTGGGGGCAAAACATGTCAAAGTTTGAAGGCATGCAACTCCCTGGAGGAGTAACAATTAGCGGAAGAACTATGCTCGAGGAAGCAAAAGAAGAAATTAATAGTTTGCGAGAACGTATGCGTCTTGAGCAAGAAGTTCCCCCAGACTTTTTTGTAGGTTGATATCATGGCGACCTCTCCTTATTTTCGTCAAAACGTTCGCTCAGAACAAAACTTATACGAGGACTTGATTGTAGAGTCCTTGAAGTTTTATGGAAACGACATTTATTACATACCACGAGAAGTTGTTTCTCGTGATATGGTGTTCAACGATGCAGAACTTTCTCGGTTTGATTATGCATACAAATTAGAAGTCTATATCGAAAACGTTGAAGGGTTTGACGGAGAAGGAGACCTTTTCCAAAAGTTTGGGGTTGAGATAAGAAACTCTGTAAACTTTATTATGTCTCGTCGTAGATGGAATACTGAAATCCGTTCCTATGAAGAGACCCCTCAAAACAAGTATTATCGTCCTAGAGAGGGTGATCTGATTCACCTTCCTTTATCTGGTTCTACTTTTGAGATAATGAGTGTCCGTGACGAAAGTCCTTTCTATCAGTTAGGGCAACTTCCAACATTCAACCTTCGTTGCGAGTTGTTTGAATATAGTGGTGAAGACTTCGATACTAGTGTTGCTCAAATTGACGATATTGAATCCTTTGCTGCGTATCAGTACCAACTCACTATGGACTCTTCCTCTATCGGTTATGAGGCAGGAGAGACTGTAACACAAACGTTTGACGACTATGTGATAACAGGAGAAGTTGTAAATTGGAATGATTCTGATAACGTCATGAGTCTTGCTCATGTTGGCAATACCTCTGGTGAATACAAGGTGTTTACAACTACTGCTCAAGTAGTGGGAGATAATTCTGGAGCAATTGCCACCCCAACTTCTGTTGCCGAACTACAAGAGATACAACCAGGAAGTCCAGGTGGAGCAGACGGAAACGTAACAAGTTTTGATATTTCTGCTTTTGAGTTCCTAGACTTCAGCGAGTCTAATCCGTTTGGAGACCCACAATAATGTTTGGTACACATTTCTATAATGAGCGTGTTAGGAAATCTGTAGCGATTTTCGGATCTCTTTTTAACAATCTTTATATGATCAGAAAATCTGGAAGCACCGTTTATGAGCAAATGAAAGTTCCTTTGGCGTATGCTCCGCAAAGGAAATTCCTCGAGCGTATAAACGAGATGAACGACGGAGAAGATAACGAAAGGCAACTCGCTATCAAGTTGCCTCGTATGTCTTTCGAGATCTCTGCTATATCTTATGATGCTCAGCGTCAACTACCAAAGATGAATTACTTTTCTAAAACTGGTGCTGAAGACAATCAAAAGGCAACCAAGTTTTATGCCGCAACTCCATATATTATAACCTTTGAGTTGAGTGTTTACGCAAAGCAGCATGACGACGCATTACAAGTAGTTGAACAAATCCTGCCATACTTTGCTCCGCAGTATACTGTTTCTGTAAAACCAGTAGCAGACTATAACAGCATTGTCGAAGATGTTCCTGTTATTCTTCAATCTGTTGTCTTCACAGACGACTTTGAGGGTTCTATGGAAAACCGTAGAACTATCATATATACATTGACCTTTGATATGAAAGTTGCTTTCTATGGACCGAAACCAGCAGAAAGCGAAATTATCACTCGTGTTGACCTTGACCTCTTTAATATGGATGTAGACTCTGCTGGAACCGACCTGCACCTAGAAACCGTGCGCGTAGAAACTAACCCAAGACCAGTTTCTCAAGATTCGGATTATTCTTTGGTCACTTCAGTTCTAGACAGCGATACATATGTGCCGCATGACTATACCTGAGCATCATTATTTTTTTAAAATCCCAAACATTGAATTGCCCGAAGAAACTAGAAACCACCTTATAAAAAGGGCAAAGCAGAAAAAAGATATTCCTATAGAACAGTTCCGAAAAGTAACTTTGAAGGGATACGATGGTGTAGCTTCCCAATTAATGTTCGGTACTGTTAAAGCAGGTCAATCAACTGCTCATAATGTTAGTTCTTCGGTAGCGAACGAGGGGTTGCGATATAATTGGGTGGGAATGTATGGTCTCCATGGATTGAAAGATGTCATTCCTGATTATGACCCTGTTGTAGATTCTATTTACAATATGTTTACCGAAGAAGCAAAAAAACATCTGTTTTATTTTATTGTAAGTAGCACAGAACCATATGGATATATGTCTCCTCATATGGATCAACGCACTTTCGGTAAACATAGAGAATCTGTCATATTCTTTCCCCTTGAACCATATAATGAAAAGGATTGGGCACCCTTAACATACTACACACCAGAAGGAAAAACTATTCCTATTAATTTCTATCATTGTTATGCTGGTAATACAGAAGCGGTTCATGGTTACGAAAACAACGAGCACCCTAGATATCACCTACAGATTTCTTTTCTACAACCAATGGAAGTGCTATATAAGTTGCACACAGAAAATAGGTTGTTCAAATGAGCGACGAAGAAAAAGACAACGACTTTGAGTTTACTCGAGAAACCTTGTACGACCTGATATGCAAAGGAAGGGAAGGGGTGGAGGAGATGATCGAGGTCGCTAAAAGTAGCGAACACCCTCGTGCCTATGAAGTCCTTTCCAAGTTGATAAAAGATACAGCAGACACCTCCTCTCAACTTTTAGACCTTCACAAGAAAATGAAGGATATAGAAAAGAAAGACAAACCTGCTCTTCCTCAAGGGCAGACTACCAATAACGTCTTTATCGGTTCCACCACAGACCTTCAGCGCATGTTGAAAGACATGAACGAAAAGGACGTTACACCAGACTATGACAGAATTGACGATTCAGGACACGACTAAGTTTAGGTCGGACACCCATTATCTTGGCAACCCTCATGTAAAAAGAGATGGGGTAGAAGAGGAATGGACTCAAGAAAAAGTAGCAGAATATGCCAAGTGTATGGCGGATCCTGCTTATTTCGCTAGAACTCATATCAAAATCATAAACCTGAACGACGGTCTAGTGCCCTTTGAGTTATATCCATATCAAGATGAGATGTTTACTCATTTCAATTCTAACAGGTTTTCGGTCGTACTAGCATGTCGACAGTCTGGTAAGTCTATCTCTTCAGTAGCATATCTTCTTTGGTATGCTATATTTCACCCAGAAAAAAACGTGGCAGTCCTTGCCAACAAAGGTGCTACTGCCCGAGAAATGTTATCGCGTGTAACTCTGATGCTTGAAAACCTGCCCTTTTACCTACAACCAGGATGCAAAGTTCTGAACAAGGGCAGTATAGAGTTTAGTAATAATTCAAAGATCTTTGCCGCTGCTACTTCTGGTTCTTCTATTCGTGGTCAGTCTGTAAACTTGCTGTTCCTTGATGAGTTTGCTTTTGTAGAAAGAGCAGCAGAGTTCTATACCTCAACTTATCCTGTAGTCACCTCTGGTAAAGAGACAAAAGTGATTATTACCTCTACTGCGAATGGTATCGGTAATCCTTTTCATAAAATATGGGAAGGTGCTGTACAGGGTGTAAATGAATATAAACCTTTCCGTGTTGATTGGTGGGACGTTCCTGGAAGAGACGAGGCATGGAAAGAAGAAACAATAAACAACACCTCACAGATCCAGTTTGATCAGGAATTTGGCAACACCTTCTTCGGAACAGGGAACACTCTCGTAAACGCTGAATGCCTATTAAATCTAAAGGCGGCGAGACCAAAAAGAATATTAGAGGGCGGAGACCTTTTAATATATGACGAACCAAGAAAGGGTTCTCAATATGTTATGTGCGTTGACGTAAGTAAGGGTCGAGGGCAGGATTACAGCACATTCACTGTCATTGATATAAGCAGTCGTCCTTTTAGGCAAGTTGCTACTTATCGTAACAATTTAATATCTCCTTTACTTTACCCAAATATAATTTATAAATGGGCAAATAGTTTTAATGAAGCATATGTTGTCATAGAATCGAATGATGCTGGTGCTGTTGTTTGTAACGGATTATACCACGAATTAGAATACGAAAATGTGCATATGTCTTCTACTGTCAAGTCTAGCGGTATCGGCGTTGAGATGACTAGGAGAACCAAACGAATAGGTTGCTCTGGATTCAAAGATCTAATGGAGGAAAATAAACTTGAGGTGGTTGACGAAAACACCATCCTTGAGATAAGCACCTTCGAAGCAAAGGGTGCCTCCTATGAAGCATCAGATGGAAACCACGATGATTTAGTGATGAATCTGGTTATGTTTGGTTTCTTCGTTCAAACTACCTTCTTTGCTGAAATGACAGATATAGACGTTCGTAAGATGATGTTTGATCAAAGGATGAAAGAGATCGAAGAAGATGTCCCTCCTTTCGGGTTTAAATCACAACCTGAAGAAGAAATAACATATGACGAAAAGATGAACCCTTGGAGTTTGCTCGAACTATAGTGTAGATCTACTATAGTATAAATAAATACATTGAACGCCTAAGCGTCGACCTTATAATGCTAGCATATAATTTTTCGATCGAAAGAGGAAAACAAAAATGGCACTGACTACACCTTCTGTCTCTCCTGCTATTGTTGTGAAAGAAATCGACCTTACTGGTGTTGCACCTAATGTCGAGACTTCACTAAGTGGTATGGTTGGGGCATTTAAGTGGGGTCCAGTAGACGTTCCTACCCGCATTGAGAACGAGGCAAAACTCGCCGAAGTATTTGGTACTCCAGATACCTCTCGCGCTGTTGACTACTTCTCTGCTGCGCAGTATCTGCGTTATTCTGGAAACCTTATCGTAAACCGACAAACCAGTCAAACAGCTGGTGCAGATTCTGCTCATAACTCTTACTTTGGTAAGAATGCGCTTTCACAAGAACTTCATATCGGAAATGAAGATCAATTTGAAAGAAGCACTTTTACTTCTGAAGATTTCATGTTTGTCGCCAAATACCCAGGAGCAATGGGTAACTCACTCAAAGTTTCTTTATTGGCAACCAAGTCTGGTGACTCTGCTGGCTCCCGTGCTCAAACGGAAGCAGCATTTAATTCTTGGTCATATAAGTCTGACTTTGACGGAGCTCCAGGAACTTCTGACTGGGCAAGCAAGCAAATTGGATCAGTATCTAACGACGAAGTTCACGTTGCAATCATCGATTCTGATGGTCTTGTCTCAGGAACAAAAGGCACTGTTCTCGAAACATTCCCTTATGTCTCTGTAGCACTTGGTGCAAAGACTGAAGACGGTGGAGATAACTATATCAAAACTGTTTTGAACAATGGTTCGAACTACGTCTGGTTTGGAGAATTTGGTGGCGACAGCGTAATTATCAATGGCACAAACTGGGGCAGTGCTCCAAGCGGTAGTGTCACAGATTATGCTGACGGAGTAACCTACTCTAGTGAAGATTCAGCAGAAGCATCACTTAGTGGTGGTGCAGATGGTGCTGCTCTTGCTGTTGCAGATTACCAACTTGGTTTCGATAACTTCGAAGATAAAGACGAAATCGATGTTCAGATCTTAATTGCTCCTGGACTGGCTAACGCTGACGACCAAGTAACGATTGTAAACGATCTTGTGGGAATTGCTGGAACCACCCGAAAGGACTGTGTTGTAGTAACTTCTCCAGACCGTGCAGCAGTTGTTAACAACATTAACCCAGTTACTGATACAATCACCACGACTGATCGGTTTACTGGTTCTAACTACTTGATTGTTGACAACAACTATCTTCGAGTTTACGATAAGTATAACGACAACTACATTTATATCCCTGCTGCTTCTACCACTGCAGGTCTAATGGCTGCTACTGACGCAAACTTTGGACCATGGTATTCCCCTGCTGGTGAGCGACGTGGATTGTATACTGGTGTCACTAATCTCGCATATTCTCCTTCTAAAGCAGAACGCGATACTCTGTACAAAGCAGGTGTAAACCCGATTGTACAATTTGCTGGTCGAGGCATCATTTTGTTCGGTGATAAGACTAAGCAATCTCGTCCATCTGCCTTTGATAGGATTAACGTGCGACGTTTGTTCCTTGCTCTCGAAAAATCAATTTCGCTGGCAGCTCGTAACTTTATGTTCGAATTCAATGACGACTTTACTCGATCAGAGTTTGTTGCTATTGTTGAACCTCTGTTACGAGAAATTCAAGCTAGACGTGGTATTGAAGATTTCTTCGTTCAGTGTGACGAAAGAAACAATACTCCAGAAGTAGTTGCTCGCAACGAATTGGTCGCGTCTATTTTCATTAAACCTGCATACTCCATCAACTTCATCACTCTCAATTTCGTCGCTGTACGTGGCGGTATTGACTTTGAAGAAGTTATTGGTACTGTGTAATCGAAGACATCTAAGGAGAAAGAAAAATGGCAATTTTGCGCGTAGATGACTTCAAAGGTAAACTAACTGGTGGTGGCGCACGTGCCAACATGTTCGAGGTCAATGTTAACTTTCCAGGTTATACTGGTGGTAACAAAGAACAGACCAACTTCATGTGCCGTGCTGCTCAACTCCCAGCGTCCACTGTTGCTACTGTCGAGGTTCCATTCCGTGGACGTATCGTCAAGTTAGCAGGTGACCGCACCTTTGAACCATGGACAATTACCGTCTACAACGATATCAACTTTGGTATTCGTGATGCCTTCGAAGCATGGATGGATGGAATGAACTCTCATGAAGGTAATTTAGGTACTCAATCCAACAATGCTGGTTTTGGAACTTATGCTACTAACATGGAAGTTATTCAACTCGATCAGACGGGTCGCGGTGTCAAGACTTATTTCTTGAGAAACTGTTTCCCATCAAACGTTTCAGCGATCGACCTTGATTACTCTCAGGTAGGAGAAATCGAGCAGTTCACTGTAACTATCGAGTACGACTACTGGACAAACTCCAACACCAACTAAGGTTGAAATTGTCGTATAAGTAGTAACAGGAGGGGAGTTCTGCTCCCCTCCTTTTCCTGTAAATAAAGGACCGAATAATGGCAGAAGGCATTAAACTTTTTGGTTTTGAGATAAAGCGAGCAAAGAAAGACGAAGAGGCAGTAACTCCTATTCCTGCTGCTTCAGTAGTTGCTCCTACTGATGATGATGGTGCAAGTTATGTGACTTCTCCTTCGTACCACTTTGGTACACATATGGACATTTATGCTGATCTTCAAGTAAAAGATCAAGCAGACTTGATTCGTAAGTACCGCACCGCTGCTACTCATGCCGAAGTAGACATGGCGATTGAAGAAATCGTCAACGAAGCAATAGTACAACCACAAGATGATGATAACATCGTAGAATTGAACCTTGATGCTGTGGAACTATCAAAGGGCATTAAGAATAAGGTTCATGAAGAATTCCAAAATGTTTTGAATATGCTCACGTTTAACGAGCGTGCTCATGACATATTTAAATCTTGGTACGTCGATGGTCGACTGTATCACCACTTGGTTGTTGATAAGAACAACCTGAAGCAAGGTATTCAGGAAATTCGTTATGTCGACTCAACCAAAATTCGCAAAGTAAAAAATGTAAAAAAGAAAACTGACCCAGCAACTGGTGTTTCTCTAGTTGACAAGGTTGAAGAGTTTTACATCTACTCAGAAAAATCAGTTTCTGATAAAAAAGGAACGACTTCTCATAACATAGACCCAAAGAACAGTGCTGTACGTTTGAGTAACGACTCTGTTGTTTATGTTACTTCTGGTCTGTTAGACGAAACCAAAGCAAAGGTTGTTTCCCATCTACACAAGGCACTGCGTCCAATCAACCAGTTGCGTATGATGGAAGACTCCCTGATCATCTATCGTCTGGCGCGTGCACCAGAGCGTCGTATATTTTACGTTGACACTGGTAACTTGCCAAAGGGTAAGGCAGAAGAGTATCTAAACTCTTTGATGACTCGTTACAGAAACAAACTGGTATACGACCAAGCAACTGGCGAACTGAAGGACTCTCGTAAGCATATGTCTATGCTTGACGACTTCTGGTTGCCTCGTCGTGAAGGTGGTCGTGGTACTGAAGTGACCACACTTCCAGGTGGACAGAACCTCGGTGAGATCGATGACGTTCGCTACTTCCAGCGCAAGGTCTATCAGGCACTCAACGTACCAGTATCTCGTCTTGAGCAGGAGCAAGCATACTCCCTCGGTCGTGCTACTGAAATCAATCGTGAAGAAATTAAGTTTCAGAAATTTGTTACTCGTTTGCGTTCGCGGTTTTCAAAACTATTTACTCAAATTCTTCGACAACAGTTGGTGTTGAAAGGTGTTATTACTGACAGCGACTGGGTTGAATTGTTCCATAATAGAATTAGAGTAGACTTTTACAAAGACAATCACTATACCGAACTAAAAGATGCAGAGGTTATGGCGCAGCGTTTGCAAACTATGGACCAAGCATCACAATATGTTGGTGAATACCTATCTAAAGATTGGGTAATGAAAAATATCTTCCGCTTTACTGAAGAAGAGTCGGAAGAGATGCTAAATCAAATAAGTCAAGAAATCGCTTCTGGTGAAGTCGACTCTGGCGAAGATGAAGAACAATCCTCATAATTAAATGGAGAATGAAATGAGCGAAGTACTGGAAAACGAAAACGAAGTCGAAGAGGTAGAAACTCCACAGATTTCCTCTGAAGACTTGTTAGATGCTATCTCAGCAGAAAAGGCACTGGATGCATCTAAGATCTTCAGCGACCTGATGGCAACCCGAGTGCAAGACGCACTTGATGCCGAGAAGATCAGACTTGCAGGACAAATCTTCAACGGCGAAGAAGAACAAGAGATTTCCGACGAAGAAATCGAAGACGCTGTTGCTGAAATAGAATCTGAAGAATCTCCTGAAGTTGAAGAACCAGTCGCCGAAGTAGAAGTTGAAGAACCAGTCACCGATATTGGTGCTGAAGAAGAACACCAAGAACCAGAAGACGATCTTGGTCTGTACTCTGACGAACAGGCAGAGGCAGATGTAGAAGAAATTCTTTCTCAAGAAGATGAAAATAATTCAGAAATAGAAGTAACCGAAGAGTAATATTGGTATAAATATACTCTATGAAAACTTTTTCTGAAGTAAGAAATAGTAAAATTAAAGGCGATCTTGTGTACAACAAGAAGCATAAGCGTATTGCCACCCAAGTTTATAAGACTAGGAAAGGGTATTCTGCTTATGTCGACGGAGATTTGCTAGACAACTTCAGATCTGAAAAAGATGCTGTCAAATCTATAGAAACTGCTATCAAGGAACTGACATGAAACTTATTGCTGAATACAACGAGAATTCTTTGCAATGCCTCGTTGAAGAGAAAAAAGACGGTGGTAAGAAGTATGTCATTGAAGGTGTTTTTGCTCAGGCAGAAACCAAGAACCGTAATGGTCGGATTTATCCAAAGGCAATTATGGAAAGGGCAGTTGAGAAGTATGTTGATGAACAAGTATCTAAAAGTCGAGCAGTTGGTGAATTGAATCACCCTGACGGTCCAACCGTAAACCTCGACAAAGTTTCTCACCTCATCACTGATCTTCGTTTCGAAGGCAATGATGTGGTAGGAAAGGCATCAATACTAGACACTCCTATGGGTAAAATCGTTCAAGGTTTGCTTGAGGGCGGTGTCAATCTTGGTGTCTCAACTCGTGGAATGGGTAGTCTTGAGCAGCGTGATAATGCCACGTATGTCAAAGACGACTTTGTTCTCAGCACGGTTGACATCGTGCAAGATCCATCAGCACCGAATGCTTTCGTAAATGGTATCATGGAAGGTGTAGACTGGATTTGGAACAATGGCGTACTTGTCGCTCAAGAAATATGTGAAGATAAAGAGACTGAAATCGTTACTCCTTCTGCACCTGTATATTCGTATGCAGAGCAGACTCGTGAGTTCAAAAATTTCCTCTCATCTATAAAAGAAAACTTTTGACAAGGAGTCCATTATGGATTTAGAGCAAAATGTAGAACTCCGCGATGAGACGGAAATTGCGGAAGGGAAGCACGATATGAAAAATGCTGAGGCACAGTCAGTAGCATCTGTCGATAAGGCATCTGATGCGACAGGTCAGTCACCACACCCGACTGAACCTGGTGCGACTGCAAAGCATAACACCAAAAAAGACCCAATGCCAAAGACTAAGGCAGGTATGATCAACGCCATGTATGGAAAACTGAATGCTATGAGGAAGGGTGACCTTCAAGTAGCATACGGTAATATGATGGGCGAGGAAGTCGAGATCGAAGAGGAAGATATGGTTGCTGAGGCAGACGTTTCTTCATACTCAGAAGATCTAGACGCGTTGGTCGAGTCTGAAGCAACTCTTTCTGAAGAGTTCAAGCAAAAAACTGCTATCATCTTTGAAGCAGCATTGAAGTCGAAGCTCGCTGAAGAAGTCGAGCGAATTGAGTCATCCTACGAAGAAAAACTTGCTGAAGAAACTGCTGCGCAGAAGAGCGAGTTGGTCGAGAAGGTTGATTCCTACCTAAACTACGTGGTTGAGCAGTGGATGGAAGACAACAAAGTCGCTGTCCAGAATGGTCTGCGTGCTGAGATTGCTGAGAACTTCATGGAGAACCTCAAGGTTCTTTTTGCAGAATCTTACATCGAAGTACCAGATTCTAAGGTTGACCTCGTTGACGATCTAGCAGATCAAGTTGAGGAACTCGAAGAGGCACTTAACAAGACTACTGCTGACGCAATTGCTCTGAGCGAGCAGGTTGAAGTAATGAAGCGCGAGGCGATTGTCTCCGAAGCAGTTGCTGATCTTGCTGAAACTCAAGCAGAAAAGTTTAAGAAACTCGTTGAAGGTGTTGACTTCGAAGATGCGGAAACGTTTGCATCTAAAGTTGCCACTGTCAAGGAATCTTTCTTTGCTAAGCAAAGCAACGTTGTCGAAGAAGAAGTGATTGCTGAAGAGACTGCTCCAGAAGCAGACGCTGAAGTTGCACCTTCTATGGAACGATATCTTAATGCTATTCGCAAAACTACTCTTAAATAATCCATTACTCTAGGAGAATAACAATGGAACTTAACTACGAATCTCTGGTTGCCAAGTGGTCACCAGTACTCAACGAAGAAACAGCAGGTACGATTTCTGATCGTCACCGTCGCAATGTTACTGCTGCTGTTTTGGAGAACCAAGAGAAGGCAATGATCGCTGAAGGCGCACAGTCTGCTTTCCTTACTGAAACTCCAACCAACACTAACGCTGCTGTAACTGGTGGTCCAGGTCAAGCAAACTGGGATCCAGTACTGATCTCTCTCGTCCGTCGCGCAATGCCTAACCTGATGGCATACGACGTATGTGGTGTTCAGCCAATGTCTGGTCCTACTGGTCTCATCTTCGCGATGAAGTCTCGTTACAAGACCACTCGTGGTGGTGCTACTGCTAACGACGAAGCACTGTTCAACGAAGCAGTTGTGCCATTCTCTGGCGACTCTTCTGTAACTCAGTCTGGCGGTCCATCTGGTCTGTCTGGTGTAACTGACTCAAACGGCGACAGCACTATCAATGACGACCGTTCTGGTCCTACTCTTGGCGGTGGCATGACTACTGCTCAAGCAGAAGCACTGGGTGACGGAACTCACACTGACTTCGCTGAAATGGGTTTCACCATCGAGAAGTCAACTGTAACTGCTAAGAGCCGTGCGCTGAAGGCAGAATACACCATCGAACTCGCTCAAGACTTGAAAGCAATTCATGGTCTTGACGCTGAGTCTGAGTTGGCGAATATTCTGTCTACGGAAATCCTCGCGGAAATCAACCGTGAAGTAATCCGTACTATCAACAGCCAAGCAAAGACTGGTGCTAGCACTGCTAACACTGCTGTAAACGGTATCTTTGACCTGTCTACGGACGCTGATGGTCGTTGGTCTGTTGAGAAGTTCAAGGGTCTCCTTGTTCAACTCGATCGCGAAGCGAACACCATTGCTAAAGAAACTCGTCGCGGTAAGGGTAACGTTGCAATCGTCTCTTCTGACGTTGCTACTGCTCTTGTTGCTTCAGGTATGCTTGACTACGCTCCTGCTCTGAGCACTAACTTGCAGGTTGACGACACTGGTAACACTTTTGCTGGTGTACTGAACGGACGTATGCGCGTCTACATCGACCCATATGCGGTTGCTGACTATGTAACTGTTGGTTACAAGGGCACTAACCCATATGACGCAGGTGTATTCTACTGCCCATATGTACCACTGCAAATGGTTCGCGCTGTAGGCGAGAATGACTTCCAGCCACGTATCGGGTTCAAGACTCGTTATGGTATGGCGTCTAACCCATTCGTAGGCAACACGCCTGCTGATGGTCTTGCTGCTGCTAAGAGCAACCAGTACTACCGCATCTTCCGTGTAGACAACCTGATGGTTTCTGCATAAGATTAGGTAATACCCAAAAAACACATAAGAATAAATGGGTTTTTGAGGGCATCTCCGGATGCCCTTTTTTTTGCCTATTGTCTTTTGAGACTAAATAGAGTATAATATAGACCTTACACGGGAAACTATAATGAGCAGCAATCTAACAAGTAATATCAACCTTTTTCAACCTACTGGATTCCAGGTCATAATTGACAGGAAGAACTATGGTAATTTGCAGTTCTTCGTTCAGTCTGTGGATCATCCAGGCGCAGCAAACCCAGCAATTGAAACTGCTTTCAAAAAGATTCAAAGTGTTCCTATGCCTGGAGGTCAGATGGAATATGGAGAATTAAATATGGAAGTGTTGTTGGACGAGGACTTGAATGCATATACAGAAATGTATAACTGGTTATTGCGTCTGGTAAACACCGAGCAGATTCAGAGAAGAGATAACTTCGGAGGAAACACTTCTGATCAACCAACATATGCTGATATCATCATTACTGCCTTGACCAGTCACAATAATAAGAACAAGAAGTTCAAGTATGTTGATTGTATCCCTGTTGCTGTTGGTAACATTAGGTTTGAAGCGCAGAATCAATCTGTGGAATATATAACCTTTCCCGCTTCTTTTAGGTTTTCTTATTTTGAAATAGAGTAATATATGAATTTAGATGATATTCTTGCGCAGTGGTCGCAAGATTGTGAGATTGGTCATAGACTAGATGATAGTTCCAGAGAGACCCCAAAACTGCATGCTAAATACCTTGGATACTTGGTACAAGCAAAACTGCTTTTAAAGAGAGCAGAGGACAAGCAACAAATTCTTCTAAAAAACAAATTCCTTTGGTATAATGGAAAACTTTGCCAAGAGGAAGTCAACGAGTTAGGTTGGGAACCAGATCCATTTAACGGGTTGAAGATAATGAAAGGCGATCTCGATCACTATTACAATAGCGATCCAGAGATACAAGAAAGCGAAGCAAAGATAACCTACTATAAAACAATGGTAGATACGTTAAAGGAAATTATCGACACGTTGAAGTGGAGACACCAAACAATCGGTAATATGATCAAATGGAAACAATTCGAGGCAGGAGTATGAACCACTTACTAAAAGCATTAGTCAAGAAACTCGAGGGCGAGATAGCAGTCGCTCAGGCAAACGTAGAAGTTTATCTAAAGAGTTCTGTTGGTATCGGAGAACATCCTGATATAGTTGAGGCAATCGAAACTCAAGTAACTAAGATCGCCGAAGCAGAAGAAAAGATAGACACCATCTATAAGCACTTTCCAGGCGATGGTTGATAGTTCTAGTTTACTTCCTTATGGAATAACTTCCTCAGCACCAGCAATAGTATTACCTGATGTAGATCTTTTCAAAAGCGAAAGAGGTGCGCAAGCAGCAAACTTCTTTGAAGGAAAGTTTCAAGAACTACAGAAGCAGTACGAAAGTTTAGTCAAACTCGCTAACGAAACCGACATTGTTTACAAGTCCACATATGGATTTGAACCAAAAGTTGGTAAGATATATCACCTATACAGAAAAGAAGGTGGACATTTCCTTAGTATTATCTCTCCTTCGGAATGGGATAAATACGAATTTATTGGAAGTTATCGGTTTACCGCTGATGCTGTTTGGGAAAATGTCTAATATAACCATTCAAATGCAAAATCATTCTATGATGGCAGTAGTCTGTGATCCTTCTGTTCGCGCAGAACTCAAAGAATACTTTTCTTTCTATGTTCCTGGATATAAATTTATTCCTTCTTATCGCCGAAAGCAATGGGATGGAAAGATTCGTTTGTTCAATCCAGTTACCTGCGAACTCAATGTAGGGTTGTATGCCAAACTCTGTCGCTTCGCAGCAGACAGACACTACCATATGCAAATGGAGCATTCTCCATATGGTCTACCGAATGCGACTAATAAAGTTGATCACCAGAAACTAGTATCCTCGCAAGCACTTTGGAAAATGCCATTTCCTCCTCGTGATTATCAGTACGATGCTATCACGCATGGAATACAGAGAAAGAGAGCAGTGCTGCTCTCTCCTACTGGCTCTGGCAAATCTTTCATAATATACAATCTTATGCGTTGGTATCTGGAGAACAACGATAAGTCTGTGTTGATTGTAGTGCCCACGACCTCTTTGGTTGAACAGATGTACAAAGATTTTAAAGATTATGGGTTTGATGCAGAGAATGAATGTCACATAATCTACTCAGGCAAAGACAAGAAAACAGACAAAAGAATAGTGATCACAACTTGGCAATCGGTTTACAGACTAGGCAAAGATTGGTTTGATGTGTTTGGTTGCGTGTTTGGCGACGAGTGTCATCTATTTAAAGCAAAGTCCCTCACCACCTTAATGAATAAGTGTACGGAAGCAGAGTATAGATTCGGAACTACAGGAACGCTAGACGGGTCTCAGGTACACAAACTTGTTCTTGAAGGTTTATTTGGTCCCACTAAAAGGGTTACTTTTACTAGAGACCTACAGGACAAAGGAACCCTCGCTAAACTAAAGATAGACATGTTATTACTTGACTATTCAGAAGAAACCCGTATAATGAATAAAGAGTTGACATACCAAGAAGAAGTAGATTTTCTTGTGACATATGAACCTAGAAATAAGTTTATACGAAATTTGGCAGTAACTCAAAAGGGGAATACTCTCGTGCTTTTTCAGTTCGTGGAGAAACATGGAGAAATACTTCACAAAATGATTAAAGAAGTACAAAGCGATAAAGTCTATTATGTTCACGGTGGGACTGATACCTCAGACCGCGAAGCAATACGAGGTATCGTGGAGAAACAAGACGGAGCAATTATCGTCGCCTCTCTTGGTACATTTAGTACTGGGATTAACATTAGGAATCTGCATAACATTATTTTTGCTAGTCCTTCAAAATCCCAAGTCAAAGTCCTCCAATCAATCGGAAGAGGATTGAGGAAAGCAGATAACGGACAGGACACAAAACTATACGATCTTTCCGATGATATGCAGTATCATTCTAGGCAAAACTTCACCCTGAAGCATGCTGGGGAAAGAATCAAAATGTATACCAAAGAAAAGTTTGACTTCGAACTACATAAGGTGGTTTTATGAAAAAAGAAGATATTGTACAATTTAAGTTGTGTAACGGGCAAGACGTTATTGCTTGTGTTATTGAACAATCTGAAGACAGTTTTATTGTTAACTTCGCTTTAGACATGATCCCTATTGAGAATATAGAAGATGATTATGATAACGGTAAGTCTTATTACATACTTCGTCCTTATATTCAATACACTGAAGATTTGGAAAGGAATGTTTCGATAAACCCTTTCTCTGTTATTTCTATTCATACTCCCTCTGACACAGTCATCGAGCAGTACTCAAACTCTGTGGTCTCCATACAAGAACACTTAGGAAAGGGTGGGTCTGAGGTTGAGTGTAAGACCAGCAATGTTTTGTCATTTCCTTCCAAGAAAGGACTTCTTACAGAAGATTGACTTTTCATTCTATTTGTTGTATAATAGTTCTTTACTTATTGAATTGGAGTTGTTATGAAACCAAATGAACGTCCACATTATGTGAACAATGCCGACTTCTCGCAAGCAGTCGTCGACTATGTTCGCACTGTTCGTGATGCTGAAGCAGCAGGCAAACCTGCACCTGTCATGCCTCGTTACGTTGCTGAATGCTTCCTGAAGATCGCTGAAGGTCTGTCGCACAAGTCTAACTTCGTGCGTTACACCTATCGTGAAGAGATGGTAATGGATGCTGTTGAGAACTGTCTTCGTGCAGTCCAGAACTATGACATCGACGCAGCAACACGCAAGGGAAAACCAAACGCATTTGGTTACTTCACCCAGATTTCTTGGTATGCGTTTCTTCGACGCATCCAGAAAGAAAAGAAACAACAAGATGTTAGATTGAAGTTCTTATCAGAATCAGCAATAGAAGAATTTATGATTGACCCTGATGAAGACCCTCAAGTGGCAAAAGCAGTTCAGTCTTTTGTGGATAACCTTCGCAGAAGAATTGATGACGTTAAAGAGAAAGATGAAAAGATCAAACATTACAAGAAAACTCTTTCTAACAAAAGATCAATTTCTATAGACTCAGACCTTTCAGATTTTCTTGAGGAATAAATGCGCATAGCAATATTAAACGATACCCATTGCGGTATTCGTAATTCGTCTGATATTTTTATTGAGTATCAAGAACGCTTCTACACTGAGGTGTTCTTCCCTTATTTGAACAAAAATAATATCAAACACATTATACATCTTGGTGATTACTATGAGCATCGTAGATTTATAAACTTTAAAGCACTGAATAGTAATCGAAAAGTTTTCTTAGAAAGACTTCGCTCTGATGGAATTACTATGGACATTATTCCTGGTAATCATGACACATACTACAAAAACACAAATGATCTAAACTCCCTCAAAGAGTTGCTTGGTCATTATATGAACGAAGTCAATATTGTGATGGACCCTAGTGTTCTGGAATATGATGGGTTGAAGATTGGATTGGTTCCTTGGATTTGTCAAGACAACGAACAAGAAGTGAACGACTTTTTGATTAATTGTAAGGCAGATGTTATCGGAGGGCACTTCGAACTAAACGGATTTGATATGATTCGCGGAGTTCCTTGTACTCATGGTATGTCTGCTGATAACCTTCGCAGGTTTGAGTTGGTTCTATCTGGGCATTACCATTGTAAGTCAAGTCAAGACAATATTCATTACCTTGGTTCTCAAATGGAGTTCTTCTGGAACGACGCACATGATGATAAGTTCTTCCATATTCTAGACACTGACACCAGAGAACTTATACCTGTTCGCAATCCATTGACTCTCCATGAGAAAATCTATTACGATGACGAGAAAACCGATTATAATACTTTTGATCTCGGTTATCTTGATCAGAAGTTTGTGAAGGTTATAGTCGTCAATAAGAATGATACTTTTACATTTGATAGATTTCTAGACCGCGTACAACAAAAAGAAATTTATGATTTAAAAGTTCAAGAGGACTTCTCTGAATTTGTAGGGGAGAACGTAAACGATGATGGACTTGATGTAGAAGATACTTCTGTTCTTTTGGGTTCTTACATAGACAATGTTGAAACCCTTTTAGATAAAGAAAGAATTAAAAAAGAAGTTTCAGACTTAATGAGAGAAGCACAATCTTTGGAGGTTGTGTAGGTGTCTTTGTTTCCAGAAGTTGTTATCTTTGGATATGCATACGATGGTTATTTTCAGCGTTGCATTTCGCATATGGATTGTGTTGGTATCAATGGCGCAAAATTTCTAGATCTTAGAAAAGATTCTAGTAAAAAAGAACCATATCAACCAAAAATTAAAACGCCACAAGTGTATGTTAACAATGAGTACATTGGCGGATTTGAAGAATTAGTTGAGAGATTCCCGCTTTGATAAAGTTTAAAACAATTCGTTATAAAAATTTCCTTTCTACTGGTGATAACTGGACCGAACTCCAATTAAACGCAAGCAACCACACGCTTATTGTAGGGCAAAACGGTTCTGGTAAGTCAACGATGTTGGATGCTATTTCCTATGCATTGTTCGGTAAGTCTCATAGAAATATAAACAAAGCACAACTTATCAACTCTGTTAATCAAAAAGCGATGAGAGTTGAAGTAGAGTTTTCTATTGGGAGTAAAAAATATAAAGTTGTCAGAGGATTAAAACCAGTAAAGTTTGAGATATATGTTGACGGGGTTCTTATGAACCAAAACTCACACAACAAAGAGTATCAGAAGATTCTTGAACAGAACATACTTAAATTAAACCACAAAACCTTTCATCAAGTTGTTGTTCTTGGTTCTTCTTCGTTCATACCCTTCATGCAATTGTCTGCATTCAATCGAAGAGAAGTTATCGAAGATTTGCTAGACATTAATGTTTTTTCTAAAATGAATTCTCTTCTAAAAGAAAAGAATGCTACGTTACGAGAGAAAATAAATCAAACGTTACACGACATTGAAATAAACGAAACCAAAACGGAAGCACAAAAAAAGTACATCCGTGATATATCTAAAATAAAACATGATGAAAAGAAAAAGATTGAAGAACAGATCAAGCAGAAGCAGGATTTGATTGACGATCTTCAAAAGGACAATAACGAGAAAAGAAAGTATCTTCAAGAGTTTTCTGACAATACTGCTGAAAAGCGCAAAAATGCATACTCTTTGGTTTCAGAATTACAGAATTCTAATACTGAAATCCTCACTAAAATAAAAGCATTGGTAAAAGAGACCAAATTCTATGAGAAAAACGAAACGTGCCCGACCTGCGAGCAAGACATCGACGAACAACTCAAGAAGAGTAAACTCGAGCAAGCAAAAGTCTCAGCGTCAGAGTTTCAATCATCTCTTACTGAAATCACAGAGAAACAAGCAGAAGCAACAAAAGAATTAGATCATTGGGTAGAAAAGTCACAAGAACTGGTTGAAGTTAGTCGAAAGATGTTTGATAACGATGAAAACATCGAAAGGATAAAATATGATATTGAAGAACTTGAATGGGACATAAAAGATCTTAGTGACGAGAAGTCAGATCTTGCAAAAGCAAACGACGACTACGATGTTCTGGTGAAAGAATATCATGAATTGATGCAAACGAAAAATAAACAGAATGATCAGGCAGCATACAATACTGTCATATCAGAGATGCTAAAAGATACTGGTATCAAAACCAAGATCATTAAACAATACCTTCCAGTGATCAACAAATTGGTCAACCAGTATTTGTCTATTCTTGACTTCTATGTTCACTTTGACCTAGACGAATCTTTTTCAGAAACAATACGTTCTCGCCACCGTGATTCATTTTCTTACGATTCTTTCTCTGAAGGCGAGAAACAGAGAATAGACTTAGCACTTCTTTTTACTTGGCGTCAAGTTGCCAAGATGAAGAACTCGATCAGCACAAATCTTTTGATACTGGACGAGACCTTCGACTCTTCACTTGACGAAGCAGGTATTGAAAACCTAATGAAGATAATACATACCCTTGGAGACGATACAAACGTCTTTATCATTTCTCATAAGGGTGATATTCTAGATGGCAAGTTTGACGCTAAAATAGAATTCGTCAAAGATAAAAACTTCTCTAAGATCAAGAAATGAAATTAGCAACTTATTTTCCGAATTTTATAGAGAAAGAAATCGCCGAGAAGCACGCTTCTCGTATGGACGATAATAAGGTGATTTCTAGGACAGACGATACTCAAGTTCCTAATTCTTGGGCATGGTATGGGTTACACTGGGACTTACTCGAAGACTGTTGTGATAAGATGTCTGAAATAACTGGCATAGAATTGATACCCACATATGATTATTGTAGGATATATAAAAAAGATAATATCCTTCACCGTCATGCCGATAGACCTTCTTGCGAAGTTTCAGTTACCATAAACCTAAAAAATGTGCAAGTTCCTTGGGAGTTTTTCTGGGAGGGAGGTTCTGTTTTGATGAACCAAGGAGACGCAGTGATTTATCGTGGTTGTGATGTTGAGCATTGGAGAGAAGAGAACCCTGCTGACTTTGTATATCAGTCTTTCCTCCACTATGTTGATGCCAATGGTCCATATGCCTCACACGGGAACGAATACTTGACTAAAAAAAGAAAATAGGTTATAATTGGTGCACAAGTTAAAAAGAAAAAGGTACAACTCTCTTGTAGAGTTGAAGAAAGAAATACAAGATAAAGGAAAAGAAAAGGTTCTTGATTTTAACGGTTATTCATTAGTAACTAACAAGAACAAATACACGATGGTAGATAGTATGATATATGTGAATGGTGTTCTTCATGGAGTTGATTAATATTGCAGGTCGCCAATGGAAGAAATACAAAGGCGATCAAGGTCAAGATGTTTATGTCGCACAGTTTCTTGAATCAGATGATGCTGTTCTTGGTACATATGCAGATGAGAACTCTTATGATCTTCTTATAGAAGATGATGCTGATTTTTATTTGCCTTCTAATGATTTGACAAACGATACTCACGAAGAAGATCTCGTTGCTTTCAAGTTCCGTAAAAATGTTTTCACGCAAGCAGAACAAGATGGTGCGTTTGAAGGTTTGTATGGTGCTGCTGTTGAATCAAATAACCGTGGACTAGCAGCTGGACCAAGAGAAGAAACTCAGGGTGGAAGAGATTGGGTTACTTTATATCAGTCCAGTGTCCTTGGTTGGTACGAAGAGGGGCAACCCCCAAGCATCGATGGTTCTGACCCACTCGTTAAATTTGCTAATATAAATAAAGATGAGATCCGTGGTGGTGTTTGGTTACGCACCAAAGTGGAACCAGAGTTTGGAGACTATAAAAACTTCTTCCCTAAACTAGAGGAGAAGTTGAAGTCTATGCCTCTTGAAGAGGCAAAATCATATGCTAAAACAATTAGAAAAGATTTTATATCGGACACTTCTTACGCCACTGCTATTTGGAGTGGTATTGCTGGGTTCTATGGTCGTTATCCTCGCATACCTTATGGTCGCGCTACAGCGTATACTGATCACCATAGAGAAACGTTTGAAAAGTGCTATCCGTTCGCAAGGAAACTAGAAAAAACTTTCGCAGAATTACTCCCTGTTCGTCATTCTCGTCAAAAGAAATGGGCGGATAAAGTTGACCCAAAGTTTCTGATTGGCGAAGATACTACTTTCACCACAATCACTGTCAATACTACCACCAAAGATCGCAATGCTCGTATGGCATGCCATCGAGATGCTGGTTCTTTGAACGAAGGTTATTCTAACTTGACGGTAGTCAGTGATGGCAAGAAAAACTGGAAAGGCGGATACCTCGTTTGCCCTGAAGTTCGTGCTGCTATTAATGTCCGACCTGGTGACCTATTGCTCGTCGACAACATGCGAGTTATCCACGGTAACACTCCAATCGAAGCACCTGATACTGGTGAAGATGACCTGATGCGTATGTCTCTCGTATTTTATTTCCGTGAGGATATGGCGAAGTTGGGTAGTTGGGAGTATGAGCACCTGCGTCGTGCCTATGTTGACGCCCGCCGCAAGAATGAAGAACACCCACTGTGGCGTCCATATTGGAATGGTGTATCGCCTTCCATGTGGGACGAACAAGAGTGGTATGATTGGTTGACTGTTGAAGGCGGCGAGTCGATGGTTCGTCAGTATCATCCTAAAGCATTTGAAGTTGCTGGTTCTTTGGAGGATTTCTTTTAATGTGCGGAGTGATTGGTGTCTACCTCACTGATGTTACTCCTGCTGATTGCGGATTAGTTAGTAACCTTTTCTTAGAATCAATGATTCGCGGGAAACATGCCACTGGCGTCACCTTTTTCAAAGACGGTAAATTCAATACAATTAAAGAACCAACTTCCTCTTACCTTTTCCTTGGCAGACATACTACGGTTGAAGATTGGGTTGACGGAGATACTCTATTGTGTATAGGGCATACTCGATACTCTACTTCGGATCTACGTTACAATCAACCGTTTCAAGGCAAAGAAATTTCTATTGCACATAATGGAGTTATCTCTCAAGACCCAGACATTTGGGAATACGAAACAGAGACTTTGAATGATTCTGAATTGATACTTCGATGCATTGAGGCAGGTGATACTCCTCTTGAAGTTTACAAACACCGAAGTATGGCATGCGTCGCTATAGAAGATGGAGTTCTACATGGTTGGAGAAATCATGAACGTCCTCTTTGGATGGCACCAAGAGATAACGGTCTTATCTTTGCTTCAACAGAAGATATAATTAGAAGGTCTCGCATCGAAGGTCATGTAGAAAAATGCGAACCTCTTGTGAAATACACTTACAGTAATTATGGTGGGTTATACGAAGATAGGAGATTCTTCGACCCCGACTTGGAGGACTTGCAATGAAGTATAATCCAAAAGACTTTACTTATGGATATGAGATTGAATGGGGTGACATTGATCGAACTCTGCAAATTCCAGAGCACCTTGGGTCATGGGAACATGCAGAAACGGATATTGTAAACGTTCATGAACCATACAGGTTTGTTGCTTGTGACCCTCTTGGGTTAGAACCACCTGTTGGCGGAGAAGTCAATACAAAACCTACAAGCACTTGGCAAGAACAAGTAGATCGAATCATGGAGATACATGATTTGTTTGTTGCGAATGGAGACAAACCATCTGCCTCTTGCGTCAATCATGGACACCTTCATGTTTATGTCCCTGGACTGAAAGAAGATGTTGACGGTTTAAAGCGACTGATTGCATACATAAAAGAGAATCAAGAACTAACCGTTGAGTCTTGTTACCAATTTGGTCAGAGACCAGAGATGAAGATACTCAAAGGTTCAAAGACTTACTTGAAGTATGATGGCGGTCGACTAATGCCAGAATATATGTGTGACAACATCATAAACCTTGCAGAAGATTTTGACCATTTCATTAAACTTCATGCAGCAGGTAAAGATGGAGTTTCAATGGGTCGTCCATTCCGCCATGCAATCAACACCTATTGCATGAAGCACACTGGTACTATCGAGTTCCGTTGCTTCAGGTCTACAACTGATCGCAAACAGATTGAAGATCAGTTTATATTTGCTGAAGCATTTATTGATGCTGCTCTGAATGACGGACCTAGTGTTGAAGAGATCCTAGATTCTAGAAACTTCAACTTCCCTCCTTTCGTTTGGAATCCAGGAGAGTATAAAGGTTGGATGAATACAAAGTACGATAAGTCTCGCGGAGAGAAGAAAAGAGAATTTCATGAAGTTGCGTGAATGTTCTGCTGAACAATTTAAAAACGCAATAACCGATGATCCTGCTGACAAGTTTGCAAAAACTTTTGTCGCTAAGGCAAATATGCAGGAGCAATGGAGTTTTTGTATAGGTGCTTGGGATGAGGATGATTCTCTTCTAGGTGCAATCATTACAACAATAAGCAAACGTTCCCCAAAAGTAGCAAACCTACAACTTCTTCACACCTTTGCTAAACACAGAGGCAAGGGAGTTGGTCGTATTCTCTGCGAGGACTCCCTCCGCTTTGCGAGACAGAACGGTGCTGTGTACTTCCGAGTATCTGCTGAACCTGACGCTGTAAAGTTCTACGAGAGAATTGGGTTCACTATGCTCGGAAAGCAAAAGAGTGGGTGTCAATTATCCATGTTTAGGATTACTGGTGACACCTTCTTTGACGGCGATTATAGTCTGGAAAATAAACCGATCTATGAAGCAGTACACAAAAAAGGCAAGGGAGGATGTGTTGAAGTATTCGCTGACGAACCCCTTGGACTGGAAGGGTTTCTGTAAGTTGTTGATCTAGAAGCAAAAAAAAGGTGTTGACAAATACACCGA